TATAAGGTTGTGCGTTACACGGCGGCGGTGCCTGCCCGGGTGGTTTATCTGACGGCGGGCATTGACTCGCAGCGAAACCGTTTTGAGATGTATGTCTGGGGATGGGCACCGGGAGAGGAAGCTTTTCTGGTGGATAAAATCATCATTATGGGCCGTCCCGATGAGGAAGAGACGCTGTTACGTGTGGATGCGGCGATCAACAAAAAATACTGCCATGCAGACGGAACCGAAATGACCATTTCCCGTGTCTGCTGGGACAC